CAATCTGTTTAGTTCGCTAAACAAATAATCAGACAAGTTTTCATTATTTACTGGGGCAGGGTTAGGTGTCCATCTATTAACTGATTTAATATTTTTAACTGGAGCATTAGCCATAACTTCTTAAACCCCTAAGTCCACGTTGCTGTACTTCAAATGCTACACCATGTAGTTTCCAATCTATGTCAGTAGTAGATTCAACTTTAATACCAAAGTATTTACCGCTTACGCGACACGATACTTTAGATTGAGTATTAGGATTAAATTCTACTGGGCCTTCCCAAGTAATACCTTGTTCTGTGCTTATTTGTTTTCCAATATATACGTTAACAACATTGTTTCCGCTAACTTCAATCTGAGGATATACAGCAGATACAAATTTAACAGACTGCGGATCATTTAAATCAAGACCTGTGCGCTCTACAAAAGATGTCATGTTAGTTCCATTTTCAGTATTACCAAAACTATCACGAAATATTTTAGTATTAGTTACATCACAAAATACTAAATTCTTTTTGACGTTATCATAGTTACGTTCGCCCCACGCTCCTGACCCTAAATCCCACTCTTCTGTACTAGCATCCCATGTAGCGCCTACTGTTATATCTATAATTCCGTCATGTATATAAGACGTATCTGGTAAATCTCTAAATGAGAAAGTGTTGTCTTTCCAATTCCATATAAGGGCTTTGTCTACAACATCACTACCAGAACTAGGAAAGCAAGCAAGCATTTCATTGCGAACATAATCTGCCGCAACAAAACATTTTAAATAGTTATCTCCAGACAAGTTTTCAAACATTGCCCTTCTTACTTTATTTGGTAGCAAAGGTAATACAGTTTGTCCATTACAAATGTAGCAATCACTATTACCAATAAAGAAATGACCGCCATCAAACTCTTTAATAGATTCTTTTGATAATGCGCCAACAGTAGGACTAAGAAGTTTAAATGAAAATATGTAAGGAGTTCCTACATAGTTCATAATGTAAATAGAATCTTCTTTGTATATTAAAAATGAGTCACCTAACGGTAGTCCGTCTACAATGTCTGCGGGCGTATCAGATAACTCATACTCACCCGCATCTAATGTAGCATCGGTTTCATCCCATGTAGCAGGCGCTGCACCATAAGCGGCTTCAGTAGACCATTTAACTAATCGTGGTTCTGGGTTATCTCTGTTCCAATTAAGACCTATTAAAAATGTTCTAAATGATCTAATAGACTTACATGAATTACCACTAGGCCAGTTTTGTAACTCTCTAAAAGGTGTTGTAGTGCTAGGTATACCTGCGTTCAAAGGCCACATTTGTGGTGCATCAAATCCATTGGTAGAGACTACTAGACCATTAAGGTTTGTGGAAGTCCATCTACGGCTAGATGTATTAGCATTGTAATCGCTATCTAATGTTGTGGTTGACCCAGAAGGATAAACTACAGAGTCATTTGGATGAGCATATGTTGTTGTGCCTGTAAGAGTAATAACCCCAGTTGATGTATTTCTAGCACTGTAAGTTAATTCTTCGTATTGATTAACAGTTCCAGTGTTTATACCTAACCTTAGTGTGCCAGTAGCAGACAGGGCGGTTAATGCCGCTCCTGTATCTACAGTAATAGTAGCCGCACTTGCTAGAACAGCACCATTTAAAGTTAGTGCGCTTTGTCTTGTAACATCAATCCATATAGTGCCAGTAAACACAGCAATGTCTGTAGCGCCATAGGCTATCCAATAGTATAAGCCTGAAGATGTTAAGTATGGATGAATGTAGTATGGAGCAAACGGACAAGTAGCCATCACTTCCTTGTAACCTGCGACTTTCTTTACGCCGTTATCAAGGAATCTTACATTGTTTCCGTCAGACCATGCACCTTGAGGAAGATTGTAAGGGGGTGTATCCTTAATTATTCCTATAGAGCCTACGTTATCAAAAGGTATTAATGGCATTTATTCTGGTGGCGTGGGCCATGTAATATTAAAAGGATCAGGTTGAGTTGTAATATCTCTTAATTCTTGCCTGTAAACTTTCCATTGATTTCTTAGGCTTTCTTCCATAGGTACATCAGGTAGAACAGTCCAATCAGAATCTTCTAGTTTATACTTTTGTTCGACTCTTACGCTTGCCCACTGAGTATCTGGAACATATCCTAAAACCCTGTTATAAGCAGGTTTGTCAGGCGGGTTGTTATAAATAACGTGTTTATCGTAGTTGTCCTCAGAAAACTCAAATTCATTGGCATCTATCATAAACCCATTATTAGGCGTTAATTGAATAAGGCAATCACTAACAAATCCTGCTGATAAAATCATAACCATTCCTCTACAATAAATTCATACTGTGCATATCCTGCCCAACCATCAAGAGGATACTGGTTTTGTCCATATATTGCTATTGTTCTTGCTCCTGCGGCAAGACCTGTAATCTCCCAAGTATGGCTACCCATCCCACGCATAACACTTGTTCCACCCGCATGACCACCTGCCGCTAAGTCATCATCAAAGTATTGCATAAGGATTGCCCCAGAAGGAGTTACGCCTGTTGCGGCGGCATCAACATACAAAGATACTAAATTTCCTTCGCTTGGGCTAGGCGTTCCAAAACTAGAAGCAACTTCACAGTCACATCTCCAAGTTACAGCAAGTTTAGACGAAGCATTTTGTTTGGTGTAAGATACAGACATATCAGTCAAAGTGGGCGTAGACGCTCTAACAGTTGATGCGCTAGTACCTGTGTAAAACTGTCTGTTCAAAAGTGTGACACTATTTGCTACAGCAGACACAACCTCCCAATCAGAGTTAGCAGTATTCCTAACCTTAACTAAATCAGTAGATGTGTCAAACCAAAGTTGTCCTGCTGATCTAGATGTGGGGGCTGTTGCTCCTGTATGAATACCGTTAATGGCTTCATATGCGTTAGGGAGTGTACCCTGTAAAACAGACTTAATTAGTCTAAGGTGATCGTCGCCCTGACTAATTGCATCTGTACCTGTGGGGTTAGTGTCTACCAACCCGCTAATAAAACTTGCGCTTTCTAATGCCATACTTTAACCTTTAGGATACTTTGTTTTAATTGACTGTCGTATTCCTTCCAACGCAGTGACAGACGCCATGCGTTCTTCAACTACTCCTTCCCATAAAGCGACGATCAGTTCGTCAATGGATGGATACTCAGCCTGTCGATCGCGTTGGTATTGTGTTGCGTCTTGTTCGGCTTGCCATTGAGCGTCGGCTTTTTCAATTTCTGCTTCGGTAGGTTGAGTTTTTTCTTTGACATTCCATTGCTTTATATAGACGCCGTTACCATCGTCTTGAAGCACGAAGTCAATGTTTGGCGTGAATCCTAGTTTTTCTAATCCGTTGCTTGTAATCATGTCAGCCTCATTGCAGACATTCTGCACTCTGTTGTAGTTGTTGCGTTCCAGCCATTTGCATCTAGGGTCAACGTGCCAGATGAACTGGTTGCCATCGTATAAATTTCAACGTAATCAGAACTTCCATTTAACGACACAATTCCAGATGAGTGCATTGCTGTAATGACTCCTGAAACTTGATATGCCTGATTAGAAAAAACCTCAGAACCGTTTTTGTAAATGTACATAACAATATTATCCGCACCCGCCCCATTACCTTGAAGCAAAGATGCGTCAATAAAGTACACTCCCGATACATTTGGTTGAAATCGATAATTAGTTGTTGAGTCAAACCATCCTTCGGGGTCGTAATCTTCAACATTAAAAGGAACCTTTGTTTTGACGTTTCTTGTCAGAGTAACATCTGCGCCAAGGTGAACGGCGCAAGAAGCATTAGAAACCCCAAAACCCGAAGCAGTCCCATTGTTTGCCAGTGTAACACCTGATGGCACTGTAAACGTATCTCCTGACGTTCCAAGAGTTACAGTTCCTGAACCTGTGCGGGGAGAAAGTTTGTCCGTTTTTACTTCACTCATTTTGGATATGCCTCCTTGACGGCTTCGATAGCATCAAGCCAAGTGCGTGAGCCTTCTGTTTGATCGTGATACATCATGTCTAACTGGTCACCGATGTTTGGGTATGCTTCGACTCTTGCTCTTGCGTATGCCTGTGAGTCGTATTCGGCTTGGAGTCGTGCGATTTCTGCATCAATTTCTGATTGCGTTGGTTGCGGGATGTCGGGCGAGAACCAATTTATTTCATCACCGATGACTGTAAAACTTGCGCCAGTTGTTAATGAGCGAATTGCGTCTGTGGTGCTAATCATGCTCCAACCTCCGTTGCGCTGATGTATCTCAAAGATGGCGAAGAATCTGCAAACGATCCCGAAACATTGTTAGACGTTGCCATATAAAGTTGGTAATCAATTTGTGAGGTTGTGTTGTGGGTGCTGTCAACGTACTGGGTGTGAAACGGTCGATAGGCTGTGTTTTTGATTGTGGTCTGCCACAAACCGCTTTGAATTTCAGAATAACCGCCACCGCCGATCTGACGATAAATTTTTATTCGGAGTTCGTAACTTGCACCATCTGCTCCCGCTCTTGCTGAACCGTAATTAAGAATAATTTTTGACGAAGTTGCTGATGGTGTGATGCTTACGGCAAACGTGCTTCCCATCGTCGTGTAAGAGGTCACGTTATCAATACTGACGGAGGGGTCGTGATTCTGAGTCACTACAAATTGCAACACTTTGCCACCACCAAAGCCAGACACTGTTGCTGATGCGTGTGGCTGTACGGTTGTACCCGCCCCGCCTAATGTCAGATGGCTTCCAGACTCTTTGTCGATAGAATTTACGTTTATTGATCCCATTACACGATCACCCACGTTGATCCGCTAGGAACGGTTACGGTTGCTCCAGAATCTACAGTCACTGGCCCTGCGCTCATAGCATTTTCATTTGTAGATATACTATAACTTGTGGTTACATTTTGTTCATTCTCATAAAAAACTTCGTCACCACCTGCGCCTGTAGCCCCTGCGCTAACAACTCCCCAAGAAGTATCTGTACCGTCTGTGGTTAGATACTTTCCTGATTGACTTGATACGTTAGGAATAACAGCGGCAGTTGAGGTTGATGGAAAACTATTCTTAAGAACAGTCTTTACCATCCGAAGGTGGTCATCACCCTCTCCTACAGGATCGCCGTCAACAGGATTAGCAGATACTAATTGTGTTATCCAACTTGCTGTTTCTAAAGCCATTATGCGCTAGCCGCTGTTAATGTTACAGTAACCTCAAGAGTGTCGCCAGAAATAACAGATCGTGCAGAGCCGAAATCAACAGCCCCGTAGATTGTGCCTGACGTTCCAGACTTTGTGCTATTACTCACGATAAAGGCTCCTGCAATAGTAGCCGTACCATTAATAGAGTAATTAGCCTTACTTGCAGAGTTATCAATACTTCCTGCCGCCGCTGTACCTAATGTAAGCGTTTGTCTAGCGGCTTGACTGTAGGTAACATTTTCAGTCCAACCTGCGTGAGATGCCATAGTGTCACCTGCCGCTACAGAACCTGAATTCTTTAACCCTATATACCATGCGGTAATTTGTGTAGCGCCATCAAAGGTGCTAGACAGTACGTGGTTAAGACCCTCCGTAACAACCAAGTTCTTTTTAGTTACGTCCCATTTTAAATTACCTTCGGAGTCAAAACATTTTATGTTCCAAATGTTTTTAAGTCCTAAGTTCATATCGCTGTCATGTTTCATGTGCAAGCCTCCATCGGCTTTAAGGTTATTAGTTTGGGTAATCAATTTTAGTCCATACAGAGGTTGGGTCTGTTTTTTCTGTCCAGATTGTATTTGGGTCTGTTACGTCTGACCAGTTATTATTAGGGTCTGGCACTGGGTTCCATAGCAAAGTATCGCCATTAGAATAGGTCATAGTTATACCCATTGCAGTTGTTTCTTCATGCTTGGTATTGTTTATATAATTAGTAGCAATACTGTATACCGCATTTCCTATGGCAGTATGTACGCTTTCACTGGTTACATTTCCAGTGATATCAAACTGTACTGTTCCTGAAATAGTAAAGCCGCCAAAAGAACTATAGCCTTGATCTATACCGTAAGATATGGATTCTATGATATGGTGTTTAGTTTCTTTTCCTGCGGTTAAATTGACGCCAAGACTTACTGCGGCAATATAGTCTACCCCAACTAATAAAACTAACCCATTGTTTATAGTAAATATAGATGTTTCTGTTTTAGCGGGAGTATTCCAGTTAATGCCTATATTAGACCAATAGATAGGTGAACTGGCTTCAGCCCACGTTATAGGGGCTGTCATGGATACCCGCTAGTATTCATTACCCTCAGTGCAGAACCAGAGTGTCTATCTCTATTGTCTTGTTCTTGTAGGTCTGTAATAGCCTGTTGAAATGCTGTAGCCCATAACTGAACTCTAGGATCATTCATAATAAAAGGTTCTGCTTCTAGCATAGAACCATACAAGTAGACATCAGGAGCGTTAGTAAGAACCCAGTTGGTAGTTACAGTGCCGCTAAGATTCTCAAACCTTTCATAAAACAACATTTCTACAGTTTGTACTGTATCTGGTGTTGGGCCTAACTGAAGTTCATTAGCAATAATAGTATAAAACTTTGGAGTGCCATTAGCAGAACCGCCATATAAGCGGTCAAATATTTCAGGTGTGACATATTGCATTGGGGTTACAGGAGATGTATTAATCTGTAAATTACGCATTTGTATAAACCTAGAAGGTAATGCTAGGTTCTGCTGTCCTGCTACAGTAGATGCGGTTTGTTTAGACTCCATAGCACGAATACGGAGTAGGCGATTAAACCTAGACTCCGCTAATGCTATAAACTCTGGTATACGATCAGTCAGATCATCACGATCCATCCAGTTCGCTACAGCAGTTTTAAGTTCTGTGTAGTTTGATATAGCCATTATCTACGAGCAATATAATATACTTTGTCGTTAATTGGGGCAAAGTTTGTTTGTGTTGCGCCTGCTTGTCCGGGATTGTATAGCCACATAGTTATAGCCTCGTTGGTGTAGTTCGTAGAAAAGCGTTATTAGGATCGTTAAGATACTTCTTCATTAACTTGTGATCTTTTTCTATTGCTCCGTTAGTTTCTTT